GTTAACAACCTGTGCCTAACGGCAAGTAAATAATACCGCGCTCCGAAAGGGGCGCTTTTTTAATGGCTAATAAACCGCGTCTTTATCAAGACGTCTACAATTTACTGTTACAAAATCCTGAACTATCGCCTTCCGAAGCTGGACGCCAACTTGGATATAAACAAGAGCTGCACTGGAAAAGCAAAACGGAGTTTCGTGTTGGACCTAAACATAGACATTCGGATGGTGCACGTTCCGCAGCAGAGCATCTCCAACGTATTGGTCCATCAAATATTCCTAGTTCTGTTCCCGGGTTTGATAGGCATCACAAACGTATGATTATGCTTTACCGGCCTTTGTATGAAGGTCTAAGTGATGCAGATTCGTACAAGCTGTCTCTACACGCTGTTCAACAGGGTATGCGGCCATCCGATATGCCTGATTTTTCTAAAGCTTCTTTAGACAATCGCATCAAGTCTTTTGACGTGTTGTATAGAGATTTCATACAACCTGACATTGACAATAAAACAGCATCTTTAATTGAAGCAAAATCGTCTGTTAAAGCAGGTAAAGCGAGATTAGATTACTATTCTCCTGGTATTAAAACCCCACTTTCATCTAATGATCTAATTAGACGCCGTGTTGCAGGTTTAGCTTTAGCTGGTTTGGCAGCACCTTCTGTTTTAGGTACGGCTGCTTCTGCTGTTGAAACTGCTGACCGTACTAATTTGGCTGTTCAAACTGGTAATCCACTTGATTATGTGCAGGCCGGTGTTTCCGGTTTATCACTTGCTGCTGATTATGTCCCTGTTGTTGGTGAGTTTATTTCTACACCTGCTGACCTTGCTAATAGCATGATTGACCAACACCGTAATGGTGGATCCACGTTAAATGGATCAGGTAATCGTTCCACACGCAACGGCAAAAACAATGGTCAAGTCAAAGTCGGAACTAATAACGGTAATGGCGGTCGAAGTGGTGCTAAACGCCGTGCAATCTTAGCTGCAAAAGGTCGTGTGTCTGTTGATCACTACGCCTCATAAGCCCCTAGAAGCCCGTTGAAATACCACCCCTATACATATACATATGACAGACGTTTTAACGGCCTTACAGGCTGATTTTAAGCTGTTTCTACAAGCTCTGTGGGGACAGCTAGACCTACCAGAACCAACAAAGGCTCAATATGCAATCGCAGAATATCTTCAGTCTGGACCTAAACGTCTACAAATTCAAGCTTTCCGTGGAGTGGGAAAAAGCTGGATTACTGGAGCCTTCGTTCTGTGGACGCTTTTCAATAACCCTGAAAAGAAGATCATGATTATTTCGGCCTCTAAAGAGAGAGCCGACAACATGTCTATCTTCCTACAGAAACTAATTATTGAAACACCTTGGCTTTGTCACTTACAACCTAAGTCTGACGATGCACGTTGGTCACGTATCAGTTTCGATGTCAACTGCTCACCAAGCCAAGCACCCTCTGTTAAATCAGTCGGTATCACCGGACAGTTAACGGGTAGTCGTGCGGATCTAATGATCCTTGACGACATTGAAGTACCTGGTAACTCAATGACAGAAATGATGCGCGAGAAACTGCTTCAACTCTGCACAGAGGCTGAATCAATCCTTACTCCAAAGGATGACTCCCGCATCATGTACCTGGGCACACCACAGACCACATTTACTATCTACAAAAAGTTAGCTGAGCGTAACTACAGACCACTCGTGTGGCCTGCACGTGTGCCACGCAAGATGACTAACTACGAAGGCGTTATAGCTCCTGAACTCCAAACTGATATTGATCGTGGAGCTAAACCCTGGGACGTAACAGACCCTGACCGATTCCAAGATGATGACTTACTTGAACGTGAAGCGTCAATGGGACGCTCTAACTTCATGCTTCAGTTCATGCTCGATACGAGCCTTAGTGACGCAGAGAAGTTCCCACTTAAAAATGCTGACCTTATCGTCACTAGCGTTAATCCCACTTCTGCTCCAGACAACATCATCTGGTGCTCAGACCCAAAGAACTGTCTCAAAGAACTCCCCACAATCGGATTACCTGGAGATTATTTCTACTCTCCAATGCAACTCCAGGGGGAATGGGGAGATTACGCTGAAACAATCTGCTCGGTGGACCCGTCGGGCCGTGGCTCGGATGAGACAGTTGCAGCTTTTATCTCCCAACGAAACGGTGTCATGTACTTGCACGAAATGCGTGCTTACCACGACGGATACTCAGACAAAACGTTACTGGACATTCTGAAAGGCTGTCGTAAGTACGACGTAAAGACACTCCTTATTGAATCTAACTTTGGTGACGGTATCGTCGGTGAACTATTTAAAAAGCATCTTCAACAGACCAAACAATCAATACACGTTGAAGAAACACGTGCCAACGTACGTAAAGAAGACCGCATCATCGACACACTTGAACCTGTACTTAATCAGCACCGGCTTGTTGTAGACAAAAAGGTTATCGAGTGGGATTACGCCTCTAACCCTGATGCACCTCCTGAACGACGACTCCAATACATGCTCTTCTACCAACTCAGTCGTATGTGTCGTGAGAAGGGTGCAGTACGACATGATGACCGTATTGATGCCTTAGCTCAAGGTGTTAAATACTTCACTGACTCCTTATCTATCTCAGCACAGCAACAGATCATTGATCGTAAACGTGATGAATGGATAGACCTCATATCCAACTGGCAAGACGACCAAGATTGCTTCGCTGACCACCTCGTATTCAACATGAATATGGACCAAAGACGCGAGTCAAGAGGAGACACCAAGAACGGTGTCCCTACCTGGGTTTAGCAACGGTCCCACATGTATACAGGAGGAAGGGTGGACCTCCTGTGATTCGGGGATCTTCGGATCCCTTTATCTAATGAAACTAGACAACATATTGTACCGACTCACATACACACGTATATGAGATCGGGCAATCTTGTGACTCCTTTACTACTGTATGTCCCATCACGTTAAGTACGTCCATTCAACTCCTGATGGTGATGACCTCGTTGCTTACATGGCACGTGTGTCCAATCCATTGAATCAAAACAACACTGAGACCAGTGCTAAGTTGATTAAATATCTCATCAAACATAAACACTGGTCACCCTTTGAAATGGTGAACATGTGTGTTGAGATTGATACTACTCGCAGTATTGCTGCTCAAATCCTTCGTCATCGTAGCTTTAGCTTCCAAGAGTTCTCTCAACGGTATGCAGTAGCTCTCGATAAACCAGGTCCTCTTGCTGTTCGTAGGCAAGATCTTAAGAACCGTCAGAACAGTGTGGATGATATTGATCCTTACACTCAACAAGACTTCCAGATCAAAGCTGATCAGATTTACGGCTTAGCGTTTGCTTTGTATGAAGACATGCTTACTGCTGGTGTAGCTAAAGAATGTGCACGTGAAGTACTTCCACTCAGTACTCCTACACGTCTGTACATGAACGGAACACTTCGTTCGTGGATTCATTACACAGATCTTCGCTGTGGTGACGGTACACAACTTGAACATAAGTTCATTGCTGATCAATGTCGTGACCTGTTATGTCAATACTTCCCTTCGGTTTCAAAAGCTTTGTCGTCTATTTAACCGGGTTCTTACAGGTTTGTACCTCTAATTGGGGTAATTTTCAGGAATGTACTGCTGTACACAAGTATGTTCCGGGCTATATCCATAATGCAATCGAATTTGTGCGGTATGAGCCCTATGAACGTGAACAAATCTCTTTGGATAAGTAACTATGGTCGTTTGGTCGGTTGTTTACATGTTGGCTATTTTGTTGATTCTGGTCTGCATCGTCATATGGTGGGTCCTGAATTTTGACGAAATTGTCTGAAGGCTATATCTATACGGTAGGGCAGGCCGCTGACCCCCATGGTCCCCCCCTGTTTTGCCACGCTAGATCAGAGATCTAACTGCAATGACTGGGTTTTAGGGGAAAACGCGGGTTAGGCAGGCGCGGTAGTTGGTATTCCCGCGTGTTTTAATCTCACGCGATCTGTCGCGACCTCTTAGCTTTGCTAATCAATCGATCGATGAATGATAAGCAACAATGATGACC